CCGAATTAATTTCCACAGCAGCATATCTATCTTTACTAGCACTACCTGTATTAGTATAAGCTCTAACAACAAAAAGGGTATTTGATTCTTTTAAAAACTCTAATGCTCCATAAGAGCCATATCCGAGTTCTGGTACTAATTCTCCACCAATAGCTCCGTATGTAATATTGGAAAGTCCACTAACATAATATGGTTGCCCAAATATTTCAACAAATTCTTTACTATTACTTACAAGTACTGGTCTTCTAACTGGTCCCTGTGTTGATCTAATGACGATACCACCATTAGATGATCCAGTAGGCACTAATATATCACTAAGGTCTATCTCTCTACGATAGACACCAGGAGCCGAAAATCCTGCCATATATTCCTCCGTAATTTATGTGTAAATTAACTCTACACCTTTATTTATATAATTTTTAGTCTGGTAAAAACATTATAGGACCACTATTAGATAAATCATACTGTTGGTCCAAAGTTTTAACTTCTATATTGTCGCTATCAAAATAATCTGTTGTTATGAAGTATAATGCCCATAGCAAAGATGTTACACAGTCATCGTGTGCTGAAGATGTTTCAGCCTTAAATACATTTGGTGTAACTTCAACATATCGTGATAGCTCTGCGACTGTTGCATCATCAACCAATTCAAGATAACCATTATCTATATATCTTTTGAGAAGAATATTAGCTTGTAATTTACTTTTGGTTGTGGAGCGTATTCCTAATCCTTTAGCATCAACATTTGCAATATTCTCATATTCATATTCATACCATATAGAATTACATACTGCTTCACCAATACCATTATTTTCAACCATCATTAAACAATCTTTATAATATTTAGAAATACCGATACATACTTGAGCAAAGTCATGCGGGCTAATATTATTATCTCTATATACTGCAACTTGTTTAAGTTTCTTCTCACTATCAATTCTTAACACTTGAACAACACTATAGTCTCGCCCAGTACCTTTACCTGTATCAACACCCATAACATATGTTTGACCATCTACAGGTAATTCATATACATTGAATGTGCCATTATATTTTATATCAACTGCACGTCTAAGTGTAATTCGTTCTAGGATATCTGGATCTATAAGTGTACTATTACTACCTAAAAATCTACAACCATATTCTTGGTTGAAACGATTTAGGTCATTATTAAATGTTTTTAATACTTCTTCTTTCCAAGCGTCATTTCTATCTGGGTGATCCCACCAATGAACTTTTATTGGATAAAAGTTATTTTGTAGTTCTGGTTCAGTTTCTGTCGCACCCTTCCAATAAGAATAGAAGTGATTCATACCTAATGGTGTTGATACAATAATAACCTTAGAAGTTTTACCAGATGATATTACAGGCATTGTCGCTGTAATAAATTCTTCTGCAACGTGTTGTTTTACTTTAGCAAACTCATCAAGATAAAGCAATGAGATTGTTTCCCCAGAAATAGAGTCAGATGATGTGGTTGATGCAATTAATCTCATACCATTTTCTAAACCAATAGACTTTTCATTCCATGTTACAACTCCTTGTTGCATCCATAGAGGAAGCATTTCGTATGCCCCTTTAATACGTCTAAGAACCTCTTTAGCGGAAGTTTCTTTGTTTGCCATAATAGCAACAGTCTTATCCTTATTAAAGAGCATATAATGCAGTAGAAACACTGATGACATAGTGGTTTTACCCATTTGTCGTGGCATTAGAACTATTGCATTCTTTTTACCATTATATTGCTGGCATCCAAAAATTTTTAATGCTTTTTTCTGAAATTCATATAATTTTATTTTGTGTTTACCTTCATCGATATCTACAATATAAAAATATTTTTGAGCGAAATATAGAATATCCTCAGCACATTTGAAATATTCTTCTAATCGTTCTGGTGTAAATTCATATGATTCACCCTCGCCACGTAAATTAGCTTTACCAATATACATCATAAACCTCAATAAATAAAAAAATAGTAACATGTTTCCACATTACTATTTATATAAATTAAATTAAAAAATGGTTTTTTAATTAATCGTCATCCAGAATATCAAAATCTGCATCTATAGATTCCATAGAACTATTGGTTTTTGCTCTCATATATAAATCTAAAGCATCATTAGATGACATCATCATCTTATGATCTTCTTTAACTTCTTCTAGGTTTTGTTTTTTATTTTCAAGAACAAACTTAGCCATAGATTCATTTAAATTTCGAAGTTCTTTAAATTGACCAGTTATAGAATTTATGAGTGTGGCATACACTTCGATATCACGAGGACCAGATCCAATCTTAATATTCTTTTCAACTGTCTCTAAAACTCGTCTACTTGACAACATTACAGATTTCATTTCTCGCTCTAAAAACTCAGCGTCTTTAATTCTAGCCACAGCTAACGCATTTGAGATTTGTTCCGTTTTAACAGAAATATCTCTAACCTCATTACCTATACTTGCCATAAGAGCTGTAGTTTCTTTATCCCCAATGACACTTGAAAATTCTTCTGCTATCTGTCTATTCAATTCTTCTGGTTTTAATTCTTCGACAAAATCAGCATCTAATGCATCATTTATGCTACTATATACCATATTCAATTCAACAGGTGTTAATTCATCATCCATAATCATACCTTTATTTATAATTCGATTCCATCAAAAACTAAATTTGGTGTTGGTAATCCTGTACCATATATTGTAATTGCGGAAGTTTGTTCCATCTCAGCTTTAAACCAATCAAATTCTTTAACTGTGTTCTCGAAATGTCCACTTGTGAAGTATGTATCCATTGCTGGTACAGCACTAGTTTCTATCGGCACACCACCAGAAGTAAGAACACCAGATGTGTGGAACCCTTCAAGCAATACCCCATTGTAATTTAGATATTTAGAATTAATAGATTTTATAATTTTTGAAGTTATAAATGGTCTATACATGTAACCTTTTACAGTCAAATTCAATGACGCATTAACATATCGTGTATCGGGTGCTGTTTCATCTTCTATGAAGTCATAACCTACACCATCTAATGTTACTGGTATATCTCTCTCAACATTAAGGAATGAAAATTCTTTAACTCTCAACATTAATGTCGGATTGAAATAAGGTAGAATGTTTTCAAGAATCTGAGACATGTAATCCATAGAATCATTCTTGATATATAAAGTAAAACTAAAAGTGTATGGAGTTGGTTGGTAATCACTAAATATTTCATCTAATTGTGATTCGCTGATTTCCAATGTTTCTTGGAACCAATATCTCCACTCATTGACACCAGTAGCTCTCTCTGGGTCATATGCCACACCATTTGGTGTTAAAGCTATTCTTGGTATCTGTAAATAATATCGTTGGTTATGCTCAACATTTTTAGAGTCGAAATAATGATTTTCTATTCTATCTTGGTGATATTTTTCAACGGGTCCGAATGTTATAGGAACATTCTTTTCACTGATAGGTATACCATTAGCATCATACTTGACAACTCTAATATCATTAAACATATCCAAAAGGGCAATCGTAATTGCCCTTATTGTTCTTGGATAATAATACTTTATCATTTTTGAACCTTAATTCTTTTATCTTTACCAGATTCCTCTTCTTCTGTCTCGTCTGCATTTAATGCTGATAATTCCGAAGTTATAAAATCTTCATCAGATAAATGATCCGTATCAGTTGTAATATCAGATATAGAATTTGTTTCTGAGTCTGCTGTAAAAATACTATCAATATCTAAATCATCATCTTTATCGTCTTCACCCCAATATGGTGAGAAATCCATTTCAGAATCAGATTCTTGAGGTTCTTCCATATCATTTATATCAGAAATTTTATCTTTCGGATCTTCATAATACACATCACCATCAACTCTAATAGTATTTTCGTCATATCCCAATTTTTTGAATTTGTTTACTGACCATTCAATAATATCTTTATTTCTTGGATCGTCAGTATCTCCTTCTATTTCAATATCAACATACACATCTTTATAATCATAATCCCCCGCAAGAGCATCTATTGGGACACCATCAAGAGTTCTAATGATTATTTTGGCTATAGTGTCATCAGAATCTCCACGATCAATAGCAAATGATGCTCCAGACTCTGAATCATAACTTACAGGATAAAGATCAAATGAAGATTCTTTTTCACCTTCTGTAATATACATTCCCAATTCATACAAAAATCTCATTTGGAACTCCTAATCGCTAATTACGCCCAGACAGACAAATCTTCGTCTTCTTGTTCTTCTTCGTCATCAATACCAGCAACCATATCATCAAGCTCAGATGCGTCAACGTCAACGTCAACGTCATCTAATCCCATTGTTTCTGGATCTAAACCGATATCATCTGCGACACCATTATTATTAATATCGTCTTTAGCTAAGAAGTCTCTAAGCATGTCGTAAACCAACTGCTCAGCTTCACCGTCATCTTTACCAAGTTCTTTAGCCGCATCATTGAATTTGTCGATAGATTTAATCAAATCTACGATCTTTTTTCTCTGTTCAGTTTCACCCTTGATGATTTCAAGTTCTTCTTGTTCTCTAAGAAAAGTTTTAAATGATCTCATTTTTAATCTCCTAATAATTACATTTGTTTATATTTACATAACATAAAAGTCACATGGCTCAGATTCCCATTTAAGATCCTCCATAGCCTTCTCTTCCTCTTCATACCCACGATTCATTATTTCGAATCCGTTCATTGTTGATCCATCTGGCATAGTAATTGTATACTTACCGATCTGAAGTCCCCATTGAATTTTTGCTCTTGCTACTGCAATTTTTTTCACAAGAGGGTTGTTGTATAATCGCTCAGCAGATGTTCGACAATAAAGTCTAAGCGTTGCAATCATATCCCATTGAGGTGTTGGTAGTACATTTAATGATCGTCTATCAGTGTTATACTTAACTGTATACTGTTTTCCAAACATCTGATTAACTTGCTCCATATACTCACCTGTTATTTCAAAACTTGTGAGAGCACCTGCACCTGCCATACTCGCACCAGCTCCTGGACCTCCTGGGTAATTACCCATCCCAACCCAGTCGTTGTACAATAACATGTGCATTGGTGAGAACAATGTGTTAATACCACCCATACCATTTGTTAATTCTATATCATAAGTCGTTTCAATTTCTAAATCCCCTACAAAATATTCGCTGACACCAGCCCATACTTGTAGTGTGGTGTTGTGTAAATCTACACCTTCACCGTATAAATATCTTTGAGCCTCTTGGATTGTATCATATATAATAGTATCCAATTGTATTGGAGCTATTTCAACATTAATAACTGGTTGACCCAATCTTGTTAGAATGTACAATCTCATATCTTCTAACGTTTCTGGACGTGATACACTCATAATAAATCTCTCTATTTTTAAATGTCCGTATTCTTCTTTCGTGGTCTAGCACGTTTAGCTGGACGTTTTGGAGTTGGTTTTGGTTTTGGTGCTGGTGTAGGTTCACTTGTTAATTCCGCATCAAGATCAATGTCAACTACAAAACTTTCTCCCACTTTTGGTGTGGGAGCTGGTTTAGGTGTAGATTCTTCAAGTGTTGGTCTACCACGTCTTTTGTGTCCAAGAATATTTTCACTAGCAATTTCACCAGTTTTATTTATATATGTAACAGGTTGTGTTCGTACATGCATTGGCATAACTTCTCTCAATTCACTATACACACCGCTATCATCTGGTATAGAATAAATTTTACCATCAGCAGGGATATAAATAACGGTATCTCTATAATTAAACGCAAAGTTGTATACTGCAACATTTCTAACATACATAGTAAACTCCAATTTTTAAATAAACTATTCTGTATTATTTATATAAATTAGCATTAAATAAAAAAGGACGCTAAATTAATAGCGTCCTTTAAAGGATTCAAATCACAAAGGATTAAGCAACATAACTGTTGATAGCACCAGCACCAGCACCAGGGATAAGTCTGTTCACGTTCATGAAAGGAATAAGTCTGTAGTAACGACCTGCACCCAAAAGTGAGTCAGTGATCGCATAACGAGACATTACACCGATACGAGGTGAGAAGTCATCTGGACTGATTGCACGGTTCTGAAGACCCATGATGTATGGACTAAAGATAACACCAGAGTCAGAAACCCCAGGTCCTTTGTATCCAACAAGAGCATAAGATCCACCAGCATACTGGTCACGATATACATCGATTGTTCCATTAAGTTTACCGATAGCAGACATAGTTGTGTTAGGATTAACATTCTGTGTATAGTTAACAAACTGATGTCCAGCCGCTTGCAATGCAGTAGCGATGTCTGGAGATACAACTACGAAGTTTCCTGGTCCTCTACGTGTGTAGATAGCGATCTGGTTAGCTTGATAAATGATAGCAGAGATGATACTCATATATCTTTCACCATTCCAACGACCGAAATCGTCACCAGCAGATACGTCAACAGCAGGGATGATACCTCCGCCTTTAGTCGTATCTGTAGCCGCACGATAAAGATTAGAAAGAAGTTCACGGTCAAGTTCAGCAGTAATTTCATACTGAAGTACATTTACCATTTCACGTTCGATATCTACACCATGCATCGCTTTGATATCTTGTGCCGCTTCAAGCGAGAAAGATGCTGCGAGTTTACGTGTAAGTGCTTCGATAGCCTGTTGGTCAATACGAAGACCAAGCTGATTCCACTGTGGTTCTTGTCCGCAACCAGAAGTTACCCAACCAGTTGTACAGTTTGAACGGCTGTCCGCAATCTGAAGAGCTTCCCCAGCAGATGTAAGCAAACCAGTACCAGATGTCCCATAAGTAGCAGAAACTCCACTAGCAGTTGAAGGGAATGGAACAGGATTTGACGAAGTACCAGGAGCACCAGAATAACCAGCATATTGTGGAACTAAATCCCATGCCGCTTCTGGACCTTTACCATTTTTGTCGTATGTGAAACGAAGAGCGTATGCAAGACCAACTGGGGTTGACATAGCCTGTACACCAACAACTTTGTTAGCAAAAAGGTCTGGGAATGTACGTCTCTGAAGTGCAAGAGCTACTGGACGGAATCTCCAGTCTCCACCTTTCCAACCAGATGGTCCACCGTTACCAGCAGTACCAGGATTAGAACCAAACGCACCATCTAATGAACCTGTGCTTGTCGCACCGTCACCAGAAAATTGTCCAGATTCACCGAGGAAAATCTGATTACCGTTAAAATCTTTAATCTCTTGGTTTTCAAGTAACTGAGCAAGGTTTTCTTTTACATATTGGTCATCGATGCTTTTGATGCTCATAGGACCTTTAGCAGCTTCCCACTTACGAACCAATCTTTCTTTATAATTAGACATAATTAAGTCCTCCTAAATATATTTCATTTATTAAATTAAATATCTGTTAGCCATATCGCTAATGTCGAATTCGTCAGTTGATTCTTTAAGATCCTGTTTAATAGGCTCTTTAATTACATCAACGACTGCACCTTCATTTACAGATTTGATTTTTGTTTTTACAGCAGTTTTCACAGCCGCTTTTAATTTCGGTTTAACACCTTCTGATTCTTTAATCAAGCCAACGTAGTTGTCGATGTTTTTTTCAACATGATCAAACTCTTTATCTTTGAACATTTCAACAACACGTTGTTTGCTTGTTCTAGTTAAACCGTTAGTTTTTTCAGCGATCAAAAGATATGTAGCACTTTTTTCCAACTCATTTTCAAGTTGAATATTTCTATTAATTGATTCTGACAAATCTTCTTTAACTCTATCAATTTCTTTCTGATAAGAATTAATAGTTGATTGAGCTTTAGAGTTGATTTTCAAATGATTATCATTGAACACTGCACGAATACCTTCTACCACTGGCATAAGAGTTTCGTTAACTGCAAGTCTTTCAAGAGTAGCATCTGAAATTTGCTGACCAATTACATGGTCAAGATAAGAATCAAGTTTAATTGCAACTTGTTGTTCAATAAGAGCAAGTTTCTTATCGTATGTTTCAACAAGTTTCGCTTTTTCAGCCGTAAGTTTTTCGATAACAGTTTCTTTCACATATACAGCAGATTGCTCGTTGTAGAATTTTTTCAATTCTTCTTCTTTAAGTTTAACTAAACCAGAAAGTTTAGCTTCAACCTTTTCAGCAATAGATGCTTCGATAGCATTTTCAAATGTTATTAAATCTTGCGGAGTCAAAAGTTCCATAACCTTCTGGGTAATTTTCTTTGACATAAGATATTCCTCCTAAATCTCATATACATAAGTATTTATATTATTTGTTTTTTTCATTTAAGTTATTTTACTAAATTTAATTAAATTTATAAACTTTAAAAAATACAAATCCTTACTTCATAGTATTTTAGATCTTTAAATTAATTTTTGTTTTTCGATTGACATTTAATACACCAATTAAAACATTTTATATTCATATGAATATTTATATATTTTAACGAATCAATTTCAAGAAATCATTAAGATATTGTAAAGTAGCTTTAGAAAACTCTTCTTTATTATATCTATTTTCTCTAACTGCTCTATTCATGTTCTGTTTAAGTTGTCTCACAGCAGATTCTACAATCTCACCAGTTTCAGAAACTATGTATTCTTTGTTTTCAAGAACACCCTCAACAAATGCAGTAGGAGCTGAAGGATCAGCCACAATATCTACAGTAATGAGTTTATAGTCATCCTTAACCATATCTCCATCAAGTGTGCCAACTCCACGAGTTGACATACCTAATTGTACACCATCCTGTACTAAAGCCTTA